TCCATGTTCCAACACATCATACTAGAGTTATATCGTGTTCCTCTAATATCAATAAACTTTCTATCATGTACATTTTTAGGATCGTCCCAATTAGAATGTATGATCCTAGGTTTCAATGCTAGCTCCTCTAAATCAGATATATCATTTTGTATAATTATATCTAAATCAAAGTAACACCATTTACCTTCGAAGCCTAACCAACGATGAGAATTAAATACTAAAAACTTTGCTCTATCCCAGCAATAGTTTTCTTTTCCAAACCAATAGTCTGGATGTAACGGATCAATATCTGGAATAGGCGCTGTTGAACAACTAAGATCCTTATCATCATCTGTAAAACATGTAAAAGTGAAGTCATGTTTATAATTATCTTGTACCATACGATACAAGTTATTAACATAATCAGGGGAATATTTAGTCCCCCATTTGATGCACACAAAGTTCATCATATTCTTTCTCAATCTCCGGGTATTGTGCTTGTCCATTCAACAGGCATATTGTATATTCAGGTCTGTATTTTCTACCTGAGAACATGTACGAGTATACTTCTTCTCTAGGTAAGTGTTCTAATGTAAATCCCTCATGGTATAAAAATGTATCATCACCGTGAGGATACTTAACTATATATTCGTCTGGATTTTGGCAATAATGATTCCAGATATGTGTAGCGTCTTTCCATAACATAATACTAGAGTTAAAATTACTTAAAGGATCTTTAGAGTGATAGGGAAAATCATCTATTGGCATTTCATCTATACCCTTATCCTTCCACCAAGTATATGCTATAACAGGATAGTTATTACAGTAATCAAACATGTGATCTATGTCTTTTTGTATACGAATATCTAAATCCAGATACATTATAGTCTCACCAGGGTTTGCCTTTAGCTGAAATAATTTAATTTTCTCCATATTACCCTCGGGTTCATGTTCTATATAAATAACTTTAATATCCGGGTGTAGACCTTTAGGGTCATCTGTTACGCAGATATAGTTATACTTACCTTGGGTTTGTTCGTATATGGAGTTTACAGCCTCAGAGCTGTATTTCTCACCGTATTTTAATGTTAAAATAGTTTTCATTGTAATCACTTTTATTTATAAATAAGACTATATAACATTTTAAGAGAATAATTGTAGATGGCCAGCATTTCAAATATAGTAATAGATCAAGGTACGACTTTTAGTTTGGAGTTAAATCTTACAAACGACGACGCAAGTGCCAAAAATTTAGCTAACTATACAGTGACTTCACAAATAAGGAAGTCATATGACGCAGCTACTAAAACAGATTTTACTACAGCAAAAGTAGATAATACTGGACAAGTTACAATTTCACTAACAGCAGCAGAAACGGCTGCACTTAAGAGCGGAAGATATGTTTACGATATAGAAATAGCTTCTGCATCGGAGACATTAAGAGTTTTAGAAGGTATAGTAACTGTAACACCAAATGTTACAAGAGCTTAAGGAGGAACAATGGCAGTTAATGTAAACGCTACAGCAAATCCCATTAGTGTATCAGTAAGTACTGGTTCAACAAGGGTAGTAACATCTACAACTTCCGGTTCAGCCATAGCGACAGCTACTACTATCGAGAATTTATCTGGAGTAGATACTTCAGCTAAACAAAATGGTTACACTCTAGTATATGATGGTACATCGGGTAATTGGTTGGCAGCACCAGCTTCAGACGTTGCGGCTTCAATTACCAGTATTGATGGTGGAACTTTTTAATTATATTATAAAGCTTTATATTATATTATTTAAAAAAGACATTTAACTAGGAGAAAAATAAATGGCAACAACAATTCAAATCAAAAGATCTACAGGCTCAGCAGCTCCAGCAGCTTCCGACTTAGTAGAAGGTGAATTGGCTTATGCTGAAGATAGATCCGGTTCAGGTGCAGCAGCGAAACTATATGTTTCATCTATAGATTCAGGTGGTAACGAAGCTATCCAAGCAATTGGTGGTAAGTACTACACAGATCTAGTAGACGCAGCGACGAATGCTAATACAGCATCGACGCTTGTCAAAAGAGATGGCTCAGGTAACCTTGCAGCAGGCACAGTAACCGCAGATTTAACTGGAGACGTGACAGGTAGCATTGCAGGAGCAACAGCTAACATGACGGGTCTAGTTACTTTTGGATCACTTACTGATGGCACAATTACAGCCACAGCATTTGTTGATGAGGACGATATGACTAGCGATAGTGCTACACTTATCCCAACTCAACAATCAGTAAAGGCCTATGTAGATGCTCAGGCACACATGACAGACGTCGGCATTGCCGGTGATTCTGGTACAGGAGCAATTACAGATTCAGAAACTTTCACCCTTGCAGGTGGAACAGGACTTACAACAGCAGTATCAGGTAACACAGTTACCACAACTCTTGATAACACAGCGGTATCAGCAGGATCATATGGTTCAGCAAGTACTATTCCTGTTATCACAGTTGACGCACAAGGAAGATTAACAGCAGTATCAACAGCAGCTACTAGCTCAGCATTAACAATCGGTGGAGACTCCGGTTCTGATGATGTTGTAACAGTAGGTACAGATACTCTTAACTTTGTGGGTACAGCAAACGAAATAGAAACAACAGTTTCAAACAATCAAATACAGATTGGTTTACCAGACGATGTAACAATTGGCGGAAACGCTACTGTTTCAGGTAACTTAACTGTATCAGGAACAACAACTACTGTAGATTCTACAACATTATCCGTAGCAGATCCATTGATCTCATTAGCTACAGGCAACAATACATCTGATGTCGTCGACATTGGTCTGTATGGTTTGTTTGATACTAGTGGATCACAAGATTTACACGGTGGTTTATTCAGAGACGCAAACGACTCTGGTAAATGGAAAATCTTTAAAGACCTACAAGAAGCACCAACAACAACAGTTAATACCTCAGGTACTGGCTATACAGTTGGAACTTTAGTAGCAAACTTAGAATCTTCATCAGCAACTATCACAGGCGGTACTATAACTGGTATCACTGATTTAGTAGTAGCAGATGGTGGTACTGGAGTTGGCTCATTCACAAGCAAAGGTATTTTGTTTGGTAATGGAACAGGTGTTTTACAAGTTACAGCAGCAGGAACACAAGGTCAAATATTACAAGCAGGCGCTGGTGGTACACCAGAGTTTGGTAATGTTGACGGCGGTTCATACTAACATTATAAAATAGGAATAAATTGAGATGGACGAACAATTATTAAATGAATATATTAATAACTTGGCAAATCAGATTAATACTCTGAACCAAGAGAATATTTTATTAAAAACAAGACTCGGTATTTTCGAGAAAAGAGAACAGATAAGATTGCAGGAAGAACAACTAGTTAAAGAGAGACAGGCAGAGGTTCCAACAGAGCCTCAGCCTTTGCCTCAGGAACAGAGTACTTACTCTCAACCTGAGCCAGAGCCTACTCCGGAACCTATTGTTGAGGCACCTGTAGAACCTGAGGTAAAGGAACCCAAAACACCAATGGTGAGGGCACCTAGACCTAAAGGTTACAATCGAAAAGTTGATGGCCCTTTGCCATTAATACCTGATCCCAGATTTGAAAATACAGAATCATAAACTAAGGAAACAAAACAATGGCAACGGTAATAAAAATAAAGAAATCGGAAACAGCGTCATCGGCACCATCAACTAGTGATCTAGTTGCAGGTGAAATTGCTCTTAATACAGCAGATAAGAAATTATTTGTAAGAGACTCTAATGATTCTATTATAACGGTTGCAAATTTTACTGAAAGCGATCAGTCGTTAGTTTTTCCAACAGGAGATTATGGTTCGGTGGCATCGGCTTTAAGTACAGATGCCTTCGGTGAATTGTTGGATCAAATATACGATCTGAATACAGCAATAAAATATCGTTTAGCAACAGAAGACCTTGGGGCCTTCAGTTAAACATATCAACCTATTTTAAAGGAGACAAATAGATGGCAGTTACAGTACAGTTTAGAAGAGGCACAACAGCACAGAACAATTCGTTCACAGGTGCTGTAGGTGAGCTTTCGATAAACACAACAAATAATTCTATTAGGGTCCATGATGGGAGTACAGCAGGCGGAACCGAGTTAATGCTCGCTTCGGCAGGTAACATTAGTGGAAATGTTCCAATAGGAAACATTTCTGGAACAATATCAGCTAGTGCCATGGATGATGGATCTAGCATAGACGGCGGAACATATTAATTTTTTAGGAGAAAACAATG